CCATGTTCAGTATTGACCAAGCCCCAACCCTCACCAATGCAAGTATTGATGCCCACATCGGTGGCGTTATACACTTTGTTTAATTGCTCAATAGAGAGACAGTTGTCCACAGAAAAATGAGGACTTGTCAAAATTAACTTATTTGTTGGGTCGAAACCTTCATCGCGAGCAATGCGCTTGAACAAATCAATAATTGGCCATCCCAAATCCTTGGAGCCCATATTCAACCATAAACGCGCGTCGTCTTTGTCTTTTGCAAATTTAATGAACGCTTTCAACGTAAGGTCAATTCGCTTGCGCGGCTGATTGCGATTGCCATTAAAAACAATGAACACATCTTCTGGCACGCCAAGCTCTTTGCGGCATTGCTGCCTGTCAAGAGGGAAAAATTTCTCGAAGTCAGTGCCATGGCCAATAATATCAATGGGCTTGTCGTAGCCCATTAAGCGCAGTTCTTTTTCTGCGAACTGCGTGTAAGTAGCTAATCCGTTCCATTCCATCATCGGACCCGCCAAATTTGGAAACAGTCCGTAGGAGTCAATAGGTGTGTAAACAAACCACTTAAATCCCAACTGAGCTTGGAGGGGCTTGGCTTTTTCCCAGAGATTCAAGGCAATCCAAATATCATTTGTCACCCAAACAAGATCCGGTTTTTCAATATGGATTACACCGGCGATGCGATGCGCGCCAAATGGATCAGATCCATGCAGCATCGCGGGATAAACTTTGTAATTTCTCGCTTCCGGGTGAGGGTCGCCGTGAAAGTTTACGCTCAGTACAACAACCTCATGCTCTTTAGCCAGAGCCGGGAGCAAATACTGAGCGACTCGCCCGAATCCGGTTTCTACAAACGCATCGCCACAATACAAGATTTTTGCCATGGAACCAAGTAAGCTTGTCCAATGTTAATGCGCAGAATCTGTTCGGTAGTAACAAGACTCCCCTGTTTTCGCCACAAATTCCTGCAGTGCATCAAAAGCCTCTTTTTCCGTGGCGAAACGACCAAGTCTCTTGGTTTTAAAGTAGGAGCGCCACGGTTTTGACTTGGACGACGGATCATAAGAAACACCTTTTAAGCCACTCGTATTATCCGAGCGCAGCCGAGAATTAAGCATGTTCTGCTCGTGCGAACAAGCTCGCAAATTCTGAGGGCGATTATCTGCCGGGTTTCCATTTATATGATCAATTTCAAGCTGCCCCGGAAGCCTATTATTTGATAATGCCCATACAATTCGGTGGAGCGGATAAGCTTTTCCGTCAATATTGATATAGCGATATTTTTTACTCCAACGCCCTGCCTCCATTCCCGGTCTTACGCGATTACTGGTTGGTCGCTTCCAAATTAAAACCCCATCAGACCGAAGCGCCAATAACCAGCGAAGGCGTGCCAAAGTCGGTAGCGGTTTACAATAAATCATCGGCTCATCTCCAGTGAGTTGGTCACGAGCTGGGAGGTGCGAACTCGCCAGCTCACATTATTATAGGCAGCACAAGGAGACAACCATGCTGCCACCATCCTCTGTGCGCTTCTGTATTAGCACTTGTAATAAGTTTGCCGCTTATACACTGCCCAAAATTATCCCCTCTCTCACTCGCGCTGGAATTGGCACCAATGAAATCCTGATCATCAATGGAGGCCAAGAAAACTGGCAAATTGACCATTATGGCGACGCGCCAATGATTTGCACGCCGCAAAACTCCTTTGAATATACGCCCCTCATTGAAATTGTTGAACACCATCTGACAAGCCCCTTCTGGTTTCTCCTTCACGACACTTGCATTGCTGGGCCTGCCTTCAAAAGCCTTGTCTACGGCCCTCCAGAAGGTTTTGAAAAGGTGGCGATGAAACATACACCATCAATGAGCATTGGCCTTTACAGCATGGACTACCTCATGCACCATAAGGACCGTCTCATGGCGATTAAGAACATGGACAGTTCACCACAGGCGTTGCAAGCATGGAAGCAATGGGGAGTGCCTAACGAGGACTACATGCTCTGGAAGCTGCAGGATTCACCTACTGGCCTTTACCACCCAGACAAGCATGGCCCAGATGAATGGAACTATCAAGGGCATGCTGATGTCTATGGAACCGGCATGCCTCGCCGCATAGAATACTTCCCACAGTTGGACTTATTCAAGGCCAAGTCAAATTGGCAAGGAGTGCAGCCAACGCTTTGTATTGACATTTGATGGCGCTTAAGATTGCAATCGTTGGTGGTGGCTGGACGGGATGTCATTTGGCATCGCGCTTGATAGACGAAGCTGATGTGACGTTGTTTGAGCGCAATGAAATGCTCATCTCTGAAACATCGTTGATCAATCAAAACCGACTGCACTATGGCTATCACTACGCCAGAAATCATGCGACGCGCATGTTGTGCCGAAATACGTTTGAGCGATTCATGCTTGACTATGGTCACCTAACAGAGAATATTCAGAATAATTTCTATGCTGTGTCAGAAGACGAGAGCCTGCTAGATGCAGACACGATTCGATTAATCTTCAAGGATTGGCCGCACACGGAAGCAGATGCGGGCCTGCTAAACCGCTGCTCCTTGGTTCTGCATGCCATCGAAAAATATATATCGCCAACTGCTACTGGCAAATATTTTGAAGAGCTATTATTTCCGATTGTGAGGAGAGAAGAAATCAACGAAAGCTCTATTGCACTGCTCAAGCAAGACTATGATTTCGTTCTTGATTGCACTAATAATTCTCTTTTGCCTGCTGTCAATGGAGATTACTTTGAGGCTGTGGTAATGTTTGTTTATCGTCCACTTAAAACGCCACCATTTGGCGCCCTCACTTTTATCGACGGAGACTTGTTTTCCATCTATCCATACGGCTCTTCAATGTTTTCGCTAAGTCATGTGAAGTTTGGCATTATTGAGCAAAAGCAAATTAATTGTTTTGGTAATAACTATGGCTCTATGCACGACCGTCGATGTTTAATGGAAGAGCACGCGATGAGCTACTGGCCCGAATTTAACGATTACTTCCAATACGTATTTCCCGTGGTATCAATTAAAGCAAAAAGCAAAAATGCCAGTGCTCAACGCACTCCCATTTTCAGGCAACACGACAATTTGCTATCTTTTTACACGGGAAAAATTCAAGGTATTTATGCCATCGAAGAGATGGCAAAAGAAGCCATGTCTCAAGCGTAAATACTGCGAAATAGCGGATAATCGCGCATATTCTTTTTAGCCTGGAATAATTCTCTTACGATGGCACCCTCGTAGTTGATACCATCAAGCATTCTCTTGATTTGCTTGTGCTCGTATTTGTTGAGCAGTGGGCCATTGTCAGTATCACTAATATGCACGTGGGCAATGTATGGCCAGTAATGGTTCAACAGCTTTTTAGGGCTATCACCTTGCAGCCATGCATTATTAGTGTCGAGCATTGTCTTTACATTTTTAAGATTACAAAAATCAATGTGATTGACAATTTCATTCACGGTGAAGAAATAAGACCCTCCATAGCATTTTGCTACAGGCTCAATGCAAAGAATGGCACCATTTGCTTCCAACACTGCGTCCATGCGCTTCAGTACATTCATCAGGAACGATGGACTTCCCTTTCGCAGACTCGGACTTCCCAGGACAAAACGCTTGATTCCCATGAGAGAACCAAGGCTAATCACTTTCAGCAAGTGCTCTGACACCGCTGTTGCATCTTCAAAGCTTTGCACGTTACTTTGAAAGAATAATGCTTGAGCTGAATATACCCACAGGCCGTAGCTTTCGCGATATTCTTTTGCAATATCGGCATAGTCTTTGTTTTGAGCAAAAATACGTGCAGGCACAATCTCTAGTACGTTAAACGCCCCAGCGTTTGCACTTAAGATTTGCTCCTCTTCTTCATCGGTCCAGCCAATAGCGCTAATTCCAAGCATTGATAAAAGCCTCCATCTTTTTCATGGTTGCCTCCTTGCTAGCAAAATAAGGCCCATAATTGTATTCAATGCGAAGGCTGCAATCAACTTCTGTTCTAGCCCATGGGAACCATTTATCAATAATTTCTAGTGTTTCAATGGGAGCGGAAAACCATTGATGGCTTTTTCCTTTTTCGCATGCTTTCGTGTCTGTCCACAAATCGCTTAGGTCATACCATTGATAACAAGAATTGGCATTAATCTTTTCTATATTGTGCCGATTCAGCAGGTCAAACAAAATGTTCTTTTTGATGCGCTTATGAAATAATGCTGGAAGGCGAATAATTGTAACAATGCTATTGGGGAATGTTTGCTTAACTAGCAGCTCAAAGATATAGCGCACAGAGCCATAATCGATGGCGTGCATCTCAGGGAAATCTTGCACATATTTATAGGTTTGACTGTAAACATCAATCGTTGAATAAAGAACCACCTCCCTCGGTTTCCATAACCTTATCTTTGTCAATACGTGATACATATTGTCAAAATCAGCGATTGGCGCCTGGTTTGCTTTCCATTTCTCTGCTGGCAAGCATGCCAAGTAAAGCGTGTCAATATCTTCCTTCAACAATGGAGCAAGGTGAATATTCTCGGAATTAAAACGACAGTCAAAGTCATGGTGCTCGCGAAGCACGCTGCCAATCAATCCAGTGCTGCCAACTAAAACGTCCATCTCAAACTGCCACTGCTGGCGCCTGTTGTCGGAAGTATTTTACGCTGCATCGACAGTTCGCGCGGCATGCGCAGCGCTGCCCAGGAAGCGGCACGCTGCCAATGGGAACCATGCCGCGAGCTGCATAATTTAGACAATCCTGACAATGCTTTGCCTGAGAATCAAGAATACGCCGCATCAAAGTGTATCCTTGTTTTTCCTGCCGAATACTAGCTCCTTCCCAAAAACTGCCGCGTACACTTTGAGCATATAGGCCGATGCGAGCAAGAGACTGGGCAACAGAAACGCGACCGCCCAGAAGGTCATTAGCAAAATTCTGTAGGTAAGCATATTCCACGCGGAGACGCTGCCCGATGCGCCCCCAGTCGGTAGCCACCATTGCTTCACGTCCGCCATTGCCGATAATTGCCGCCTGTACATGGACAAGCTTAAGCGCTTCCCTTACGCTTCCTTGCCATTGGTCCAGCGTAATATCGCCAGAGCCAAGCATACGTGTAAGACGCCGTAACTCAATACCAAGCCTGTTAATTCGACCATCCACCAATGCTTCCACTGCGCGAGCGCTGAGAAAACGTCCATTAGTGCCGCGATACCGACCACTGATAGGGTCATAGCGCCAGGATGATTGATCAAAACGAGCAATGGCTTCGGAAAATTGAGAAAGATCATTGAGGCTGGACATCCTCTGCCTCCAGAATATCCTTGAAGCGCTCAGGCGCTTCCTTTTTCCATTGATTCAATGCAGCGGAAATGTCCTCTTCATCAATAAGAGAAGCTTCATCAATGTCAGCAAGAATGAGCCCGCTTGTTTTTAATGGCTCAATGGCGTCCGTTTTACTGCTGACCATTTTCGCAGGCCCCTTACGCTCAGGATCGGGATCGGCTGCACGTTTGCGGCGCACGATTGTTTGGCGCTCTTCTTTGCTCATGGCTTGAGCTTTTGCCTGGGGAAGACACTTCGGCTTGCCTTCCTTTTCTTCGCGAGCGCCGCAAGGGCCAAGGATTTCACCATTGGCTCCAATCCTCACCCACTTTTCTTTGAACCATTTGTCAAGATCATCTGCGTGCAAATCACCTTCGTCGCTCTTGAAGGCGCCAGCTAGGGATCCGTGCTTCTTCTTGTACATTTGCTTGTACTGCTGTACTACATAGCCACTTGCATAGGCAGAAGGCCACACTTTAAATTTTGCCTTGGCAGCACTTACTGCACGAGAATGAAGCTCAGCATCAGTGAATTTTACGTCACCACGAATTTCTTCTAAATCACGAGGCAGGAAAAGACCAGTAGCACTGTCTTCCACTTCCCTGCTTCCATCCATGGGAAGCGTGCCATTTTCTTCATTCATTGGATCGCGCCCGCCAGGCGGCACTGCCAAACCACCCCGTTTTTGGGTGGCTCCACTCATTTCTGGAGTGGGCATCTCATTAGCGCGTTCCACTGACGGATCGAGCGTAAGTTCCATGCTCCACTCAGAACCGCCGTAACGGGCGTCCGCCACTTCCTTAGGCGTAAGGACACCTAGTTGGATGTAACGGCCGTCTACAGCCGCCACACGAGCCCGCACGTCAGCCATTTCGCGCTCATTAAGCTCAAACAATGGATTAAAGGAGATGCGCCATGAGTCGGGCATTTCTCCTTTTGTCGGCCCCTCCTTGCTCAGCATGATGTATTCCATCAGCTTCTTCATGGGACGCTTGAAATGGACGCTCTGATAATCAGAAAGCATCTTGGCGAAATCACGCTCTTCGCTACGGCCAGTGGAACCAAGTCCGCTCGGGCTTTCACCAAACAACACTGTATGAGGAATTTTGCTGGCGCCAATAATATCCACGCGAAGCTTTTCTAAAATTTCCCCGATGCCGCCGAAGTTGCGACTAATGAATTCAAGCTCTTCTTTTTCAGCATCAATCGCATAGCCGCGATAAATGCTCTTGCTCATATCATTCACCTGCAAACGATCACGAATAGAGCTTTCTTTGCCAGCAGCAAGCATTGCCGCCAAGCCCCTCACTTTATGAACAAAAATATCGAATTCAGTGAGGAGCGTTGCAGCGGAATTAAGACCAGTCCAGTAATGACGGAAGCTGTCATAAACAGTTTGTAAACTGCTCATGCCCCATCCATAGTTCCTTTGACGAATGCGATAAGGCAACCAATCGCCATCAAAACGCAAAATCCTATCTTTATGAATATAAGAAAGCGTCGGTTCGTTAATTAAATCTCCAGAGATGATCTGATAA